CCACCAGCAGGAGTACCTGCCACACCCGCACCAACAACTATAACGTTTCCGGAAGCATCTACTTTTATGAAACGAGAATTAGTTCCATCAGAACCCATGGATAATAATCCACGTGTACCAACTGGTATAGACGTTGCATTTTGGGCGCTTAGCTCAAATCCATCACTTGAATACAGTTCTGCGGCGGGAGATTCTGATGACATATTTCCTATTTTAGTTGCTTGATTGATCTACTAAATAAATGTCGATTGATGCCTATTTATGTTTTAACTACATTAGTATTAAATAAAAATCCTACAGTTTTTAGTTGTAGGATTTTCAAATTTATATTATTAGGATATTAGTTCTATGACTATGTCCACTCGGTAACTCTTAATGAACCTGCAGCAGTTGTCCAAATCGCATTACATTGACCAGTATAAGCAATATTAAGGTCAGTAAATGAGTTTGGAAGCAATCTAATTGTAAATGCTGTGTTAGATGCAGCGGTTGCAGAAAGAGCAAGGAAACATACAGAAGAGCTGTCATTATAAAATGCAGCGCTAATTCTATTTGCATTTGATGCTAAAACGCTTACGCTTGTAACAGATGCCGCAACCGATGTCATTGTACCAACAGTTGATTTATCAATTGTCAACGTTCCTGATACCGGTATAGCAGTACCTCCTGTAATACCTTGAATAGTAACTACACCAGTTGCTGGGGTACCCGCTGTACCCGTTCCAGTTACTGGTTGTGTAACACCTGATCCGTCAACACGTAATGCACCAGCTGTAGTCAATGAAAGAGGATCCATTTGACCAGTTGTATAAGTTGGAGCAGCGGTTGTTACTGCACCACCCATTAGACTTGCAGTAGAAGGAGTAGTAGCTGCGGTTGCAGAAGTAGCACTACTATTGAATGTACCGCCTGTTCCATCAACGCGTAACAGACCAGCTGTTGTTAGTGATAGAGCACTCATCTGACCGGTTGTATAAGCAGGAGCCGCAGTTGTTACTGCACCAGCAACGAATACCGCATCGCTTGTTGGAGTAGTTGCGTTTACTGGGTAAACACCGTCTACACGGAGAAGACCAGATGTTGTTAGTGAAAGAGGATCCATCTGACCAGTTGTATAAGTTGGAGCGGCAGTTGTTACGCTTGCTCCCATATATGTTGCTTGTGCTGGAGGAGAAGCGCCAGTATTGGAAATCGCACCGTTATTGAAATTACCGCTTGATGTATTTACTAGCACCGAAGTCATACCTGCGATACCTTGAATGCTTACAACACCAGATGCTGCTGAACCGGCAGTACCTGAGCCAGCGACTAACAAGTCGCCAACATTGTTAACTGCAACAAGTTGTGCTAATCCAGTTGAGTAATTATACCCATCAATTAGTAAACCTGGTTGAGTAGACCCTACTGAGGATCCGTTAGGGGCGCTAATCTCAACGCCCAACGATGAATAAATTATTGACGCTGGTGATTCTGAAGACATGTTAGACCTTTCGGTAGATCATTGTTATTTGTTGGTCTTACAATTATATACAATAATATTACATATTTTATAAATTAATATGTCTTGTACGAGAAGTTTCGAATGGACCGCTATAGACTATAGTATCTGTTAAACTTTCTATAATTGTCACACCATCTGTTCCATACATATTCCAAGTTATATTTATTGGAAATGGGATACTCCAAGTAATTATTTTTTCAATAATCTTTTTAGTTTTTGTATTATCATTATACCAAACTATATTAGTTGGAAACGGATTAGCAAATGGGGTTACTTCTTTATACGCATTAACTGCGAATAAATCGCCTGGACCTTCACTAATAAAATGGATTAACTGCCGTAGTGTTTCGTGACTTGTTGGCTGTACAGCATTTTGATCAATATCTTTAATCGCCCCTTGAACATTGGTAGCATCAGTAATTGTTAAACCGGTTGGATTAAAACCTACTAATCCAGCTCCTACTGGAAACATAAAATCTACATACCCACCAGTTGAATTATTTATTGATTCAACAACTGTAAAAACAGTATCACTTACTATACTAGCAATAGTATAATAACCATCTGCTCCTGATGAGCCAAAAATATAAGCAATATCTCCAGCTTGTGCGGGATGATCAAATGATGGTAGTAAAAGCCCTTCACCATCCGAGATCGTATTTATTACAACAGTTTTAGTCCCTGAGGTTGTGCCAGCGCTTGCAACGGAACTTAGATATACAGAATAACCATCAGAAAAAAGCTCCTGAGGTGATATTATATCTGAACGAAATATATCACTTTTCCTAATAGGCATTATTATCCTGCATCAATAAATATATGATAGTAGCCATTTGATCTACTAAAATATGATTTTATTGACATTGGAACTGAAACTACTTCTTCTTTTTTGATTTTGTTTTAGTTGTTGTCTCCTCAGCGACAACCCCAGGAATCTCATGATTCTTATCTTGATCCAATTCTTCCTTCTCCTTTTGAGAGTGTTCTGCTTTCATAACAAAACCATTAATAACATTATACACAATGCTTCCCATTGAGGCGAATGCACCTGCTTGACCGTCTAATGTTGATGCTTGTTTCCTTAGATTTTCAGCTTGAGAAACACACTGTTGTCTATTTCGTTCGGCATCATTCATAACTTGAATTAATAATGCTTCAATTATATCTTTATTGTCTGTATTAAAAACACTATGCGATACAGCATCTGCAACGCGTTTTCGTAATTTTAGAATCTCTTCTCCATAACTCATATTATATTTCCTTTCTTTTTTTCTTGTGCAATATGTTGCGCTACTATCAAGCAAGGCTCACACACTACTAAATTATCTATATCACTACCACTAACAATATAAAATTTAGTTGGTTCTTCTGGTAAGTCTGGTCCATTACGACGGAACATTTTTGGAGCTTTATGCCCAGACGAACACCAATGATTAAACGGTGCTGGAATTTCTCTATATGTTAAATCTGCTTTCATATATTCCTTAAAATAAAAAGAGAATAGATTTCTCTATTCTCTTTTATATATCAGAACTTATTTATTTTTAGACTATGAAATAGTCTATAATATCACCAGATCTTTGTGTAGCGAAGAATGTTACCGATGTGGTTGATGTTTCAGTATAATCAGCACTTTGAGTTATAAGTCCTGGATGACGAAGCACTCCACGAGTGTATAAATACAAGCCACGACCATTGTTAGTTCCATCTAATACATATGTTAATCCACCTGGAAGCGTGTGTGGCGTTCCTGGTGATAGATCGGCTCCAAGCAACTCAATAGTACGAGTTATTGTACTTGCAGAAATTGCATTTGATAGCGCCTGTAATGATGCCGTTATTGTTTGACCGCTTGTTAGAATTGGTCCGGTATATGTCTCATTACCAATTTGACTATTTAGTGTATTGAGTGCCTGAACAACTGTTGGAGTTGCATTTGGCAAGAAGTAAAATGGGAAGTATTGAGAAGTATTGTTTACTAACCCAGCAAGACTGTTATAGCCATCTGGAATACCAGTTGCACTTACGAGGTCATTAATCTCATTTAGATTTGAAGCATCTGTTAAAATACCAAGAGCAGGTACAGTTCTAAATGCATTTACATCTAGAAGATCAAGTCGTTCACTATAACCATATAACATATTTACTGTTAATGATTGACCAGATTCCCAAGTGTATGGTGTGTTCGTTGTTACGAAACTATCTGGGAATGGAGATGAATAGAAGTGAACTTCAACCGAATTTGGTGAAGTAGACGCGCCAGCATATGTAACACCGAAGATTCTTTCGCCAGCATGAGCTCCAGAAAGAACAACCATCTCATCACCGGTATTATAACCGTCAACTATGTGTACATAGCATGATGCCCAATCACCAGTAAATGGTGCAGCATCAAAACATGGAACACCAGTTTGATTTACAGTATCTGCATGTTTGAAATTGCCAGCAGATGTGAGAGTTACTTGTGTATAACCATCTTGAACGGCAACACCAAATATTCCACGATTTACGTTATATGCAACGGCATCTGTAGTTTTTGTTGCAATGTTTGATAGATTTGCTGGAACGTTAGTGCCAACAGCTGTTGGTCGTTGATATGTTGGGATTGGTGCATCGTAACCAACACCCTTGATTGCAGCGCGGTCTGTACGTTCGTAGTTAAGATCATCTTGTAGACTGTATGGATTTCGTTCTGTCCAGGTTATTGCTCCGTTATTTGCATCTCCTGCTACGGCATTTGGATTTGATACTGTGACCGATGTGCCTGATATAAAAGAATCAATTAGGAATGTTCCGTTGTTTCCGGAGCTTGCTGCACCGGATATTGTTAGAAAATGTCCAACCGATGTGGCTGTCATACCACTTAGACCAGTAATAGTTGCATCCCCGGCGCTCACAGTAGTGATACTGGCAGCCGAACCAGATTGTGCAAATATGCCAACGCCAAGAAAATTGGACTCATCGGCAAGTACCATATTTGATGTTTGAAATAACGAACCAGCTATATCTAAAGCTTGGTCAAGTGCATTAAGTCTATATGAAGCCATTGCTTTCCTTGTTGATTATAAAATTGATATGATCTTTCTTACTCAATATCAAATTATTACCCATAGATATAAAAATAATTATGGAGATTTAATTACATAGGTAGCTTCAATAATACTTCTATTATGTATAGGCGTAAAACTTATGAATGTTATAGTATCATATCCTGTTCCTGCACCACCAGATTCGGATATTAAATAATCAATCCCGTATTTCATGCCATGCCCATTATGTGTAACATAAATATGAAACTCATTATTATTATAAATACCATCAATAAACTTATCAGAATTAGGAGTTGTAAAAACTCTATTAGTACCATTTATCGCACCAACTAATGTTTGGCGCTGTCTAAATAAGTAAGTAATATATCCGTCACCCCCGCCGCCACCAGCATTTATGGCGTCCACTACTTCCTGTGTTAATTCTGGAAAATCTACACTAAGACCATTTACTATTCCAGCTGATTGAAGAAATGCCTTTTGCGTTGCATTAAATTGCAATAGATCAATATCACTACATAAAACAATTATATCACGACATAATATTTTATGTTTTATTTCTCCTTTTAATAGCGATGCTCTAATATCATCTTCCGCTACACCAGGGATCTTAAGCAGATCTCGAGTACGACCATGATGTATTGGATAGTGGAATATATGAATTAATTTTTTAGGATGAGTGATATTCTGCACTACGAAGCAGTTTGGATTTCTAGACCCTGGCGCAAAACTATCCATTCCCATTATATTATCCTATGATACATTGATTGTGATATTAATTTCTTTATCACCATCTTTACTACGAAGAGAGTTAGAATTATTATTACTAATAATTTTTGACTCTTGCTGTTGCCCAGTTACTATATCATTAGATTGTTGAGCTGTTTCTTTTTTAATATTATTTACTGGTTGTTCAGCTGTTTCTTTTTTTATTTCATTATTTTTATATTTAGCAAAAATCTGTTTATGAAATAATTTTTCATCTCTATTGAGTATGATGCTTTTTAATTCTGTTTCACTCATTTTAGAAATATCATCATCTTTGATTCTGTATCTTAGATATAGCATTTCATTTAAATAATCCATCTGTGGTTGAAAAAAATCCATATCTTTTTGCTCAACGCGAAGTGTCCTGTCTAACGCTGTACTAAGTATTCTTGCATAACTATCTAACCAATCTGAATCTCCAAGAAAATCTTCTTTTATAGAATCAACAGCTGTCTTTAGTTTGAAAAATGTTTTTATTTGTTCGGCAGCATCCTTAGTAATAAATGGCTCACTTCTATGGTAATGTTGAAGATTTCTGCGTGGATTAAAATCCGTATCTTGATTTATCCTACGTGTGTCGAAAGCATTTTTTACTATTGGTTGAGCGAGATTTTTCAACGCACTAACACGTAGCTCTTGTGCATCAACGCGATCTTCTATTGAAGAGTGTACTTGTTTTACGTTGTTTAGAATTAGCTTGAAGATGTTGTTGTTCATTATGTATATATGTGAGATTATTGGGGGTAGTTGTTATTTTAGTGATGATGTTTTTAGTAGATTAGATTTTTTATATCCTTGTGTTCCGGCAGATGTTTTTTCGTCTATTACGCGCATCTTTTCTGCGAAACGCATGTAGGCATCGTACTTGCGTTGAAGATATATTGTAGATCCTGAATAGATCCAGTGTAGGAATAACCATTGATTTCGATTACCAGAATAATATAAAAGATAGGTATTTTTATTATTAGTTGGGTCGTGTTTACCAATACTAGAATCTATTCCAACAACCTTTTTCAATCCTTCCAAAAACTGTAGAGTTGACACAATCTTACATCCAGAGAGGGTTTTAGTTTCATTGTTGATAGTTCCATCACCATCAAAATATCCGCGAATAAAATGACGATGTAGATGTTCTGGCATCCATTTAGGATATTCTAATATGAATGTCTTTCGTGATACGCAGCCTAATTTTTGCATTTGCTGGCATATATATTTACTATTGATTGATAGACGAGCTTCTATTCTTTTACCTTCGTGTTCCCTATTGCTAAATTTTATCTGTTCTTTCGCGGTATTTTCATCTTTGTATATCATCTTCGAAAAACGGTATAAAATATCAACATCAATAACATCTAATGATATTACAGTTGCCCAATAATTAGCCATCTGATTACATCCATCAGCATATAGGAAGCCAAGAAAATAAGCCTTCTCCTCGGTATCTATTTTGTCAAAAAAATCTTCATTGATAGGATATTTTCTATGTGCTTCTTCGGCACTTCGTGTTGGAACATTATACTCTTCCATGTACATGAGAACGGCAGCTGCACTTAATCCGTCTGGCTCTCCCGAGGCTTCTAATGAGAGACCTGATTTATATCTTTCAATACAACGCTCTTTCATATCTTTTGGTGTGATTTTACGTGGACGAATTGGAACATTATGCTTCTTCAAAAATTTGAGAATCGAGCTTCCACTTACTCCGTATCTTTGTGCAAGAATTTCTGATCCATCACCTGAGATATAATCTTTGATTATTTGATCTTCTTTTCCTGTCAGTTTGCCCTGATTTTTTGCCATGACGATCTCCATTTCTCCTTACAATATAAGCACCTGTACGAGTTTGTCAAGTGCGGGTAGCAAGTAAATGACATAATAGGCAGATATGCAGAGACAAAAAGAAACGGCATCGAGTTTTTATTTCGATGCCGTTAAGCTAACTACTTGATTTATCGAAGAAAACTACTAGGCTCCGATTATTACTGATTTATTGCCTTTTGCAACGGCACGTGGATTCACAATGCCGATCCCTATTATTTCATTGACAACCCAGCCCAACTTTAGTTGTTTTGGTTCATCGGCTGGAAGAACTTCGATATCCTGCCTGATTGGCATTACGCCCACGAACTCAGGGTCGCTGCAGCCGTAGACTGTACCAGCAGGAACAATCTTCGACACGAGAATGTCTGCACCCCAGATGTGTGCGTATAGACCTGTTTGTAGAATTTCACGTTGTGTAACGGGGTCAACTTCACCACCGCCAACGCCTTGTCCACCACCAGAGCCCCAACCGAGGATATCATTGAACTCATTGATGTTCATGAAGAACTTGGTTGTTACTAAGTCCCAACGATCAATTTGAACTTTGATTTCACGAAGGTCACGCTTTAGAAGACCAGCATCGCTGATATCCATTACAGTGTTTTCAACTGATGCTGCTGAATCGATGGCTGCGAAAACGTTCGTGTCTTCTTGTGCCATGATTTCTTGACGTGCCTTTTGAACAGCACGGTCGATTACGTTGAAGCGGCGTCGTTTAACTTCTGCGATACGAACAGTTGGATTCGAATAGACTTCGAATTCTGGAACTGTTACGCGGTCACCGAATACGCGTGATTCTGGACCGGTACCGTTGGATGAGATTACGACTGCTGCAACATCGATATCTCGATCGTATGTTGGTAGTGCACCTTGTGGCAAAGGATCAACGACTAATGCGCGTCGCGCAATTCCGTGATAGTCTAAATTCCTACGAATTGGATTTGCCATTGCTTGTGCAAGAGCTAGTTTACCTTCATTAGTTAAAATCGCGCGAGAAATAAGTTCATCACGTTTGTTATCTGATACTGATGGTGATGTTAGACCAGTATTTGTTGGTGCACCTGACTCCATTGTCTGTGCGAATTTTGCAATAAGTGCAAAAGCTTCTTTTACGTTAGAGGCGTTAATTTCGCCTTTTGAATCGAACATTGAATTAGACATGTATTTTCTCCGATTATTGTTGAGTTTGTTGCCAGTTTCCCAGCTGGAATAAAATATTCCTTTGATCTTATGTTTCAATATTACTATGTTTATAAAAATAAATTATTTAAACTAAAAATGCCGAATAGCACTTAAGCTACTCAGCATTATATAGTATATAATCTACTTATTAGAACATACGACGACGTGCAAACCTGTTATTAGGATTACCGAATTGATTATTATTTGGACCGTTGTTGTACGGACCATTATTAAATCTACCATTGTTGTATGGGTTATTATTTGTTGGACCGTTGTTATATGGAACATTATTGTAAGGATTGTTATTATATGATGGATTGCTTGAACTATTTACAAACCTAGTATTATAACGACCAAATTGATTCCATGTATTCATATGTAATCGTTGTTGTTGTGGAATAACTCCTTGATTTTGAGGCAAGTACCATTCCATTCCAGTAGAACCGTCTGTTGGTGAACGACCAGCAAATTGACCGTGTGGTCTACCACTACCGTCTACATTACCATTCCAATTACCATTAGCATCTACGTTTCCATTCCAATTGCCATTAGCGTCTACGTTTCCATTCCAATTATTGCTGCCGTCCCAGTTTCTGTTACCATAGCCGTCCCCATAGCCATTGTTAAAACCGTAACCGTCTTGATAGCCGTCTCTAAAACCGTAGCCATCATGATAGCCGTCTCTAAAACCAAAATTATTCCTGCGACCATCAAATGTACGATTAAATGTGCGCCCATTTACAGTATTATTAACAGGATTGTTGTTAGTAGGGTTAGTAGTATAATCATATCCGTTTGCATGATCTATGAGTCTTTGTTGTTCATCCCAGTATGATTGTGGTAGTATTACGGGAATACCACCAACATTTGGATTTCTATAATTTGTCATTGTATTATATCCTTAGTTAGATTGTTTACTTACATTCATCTTCTAACCGAATACAACATTGTGCATTGTTGATTATTATTTATAATTTATTATTAAAAACAAAAAGCCCAGCATTTCCGCCAGGCTTTTTGAAACTATCTAATAACTATTTCTAGTTAGTTACTATTATGCGTTACCACCAGCTCCGTTGTACCAGTAAACAGCTTGTGTAAAACGAAGTTGTTGTAGGCTGGATACGCTACCAGATGGGCTGTTTAGAGCTGACACTAGTGAGCTTGGTGTAGTTACGAGTGAACCGTTATTTTCGAATGATGCTAGACGTGCGACAACTGATGCACCAGCTAGAGCATTTGCACTGCCAACTGGAGTTAGAAGACCAGTTGCTGTGTATGTTAGAGCTGCACCAACTGATAGGGTGAAGTTAGTTGGAACTAGACCGGTTGCAGCTGTATCAACTGCATCAAGAGTTGTTCCGTAGAGACCTGGTTTGTCCCATACTGTTACTTTGCCTGAAGCAGTTGCGGTGTGTGGACCGAGAACTGCGCCAGTGTAAGAATATGGACCATTTACTTGTTGACCAAGTAGACCACCAACTACTGCGCCGAATAGTGTGCCGTAACCAGTAATACCATCATCCGATAGGAAGAGTGGTTTGCTGGTTGCAGTTAGAAGAGCGCGTGAAACGCCTGGAACTGCTTTACCCATTGATGTAATGACATAACCGTCAGCATCAACGTCAACTGCGCCAGCAGCTGGGAATGCCATGCCTGCCCAAGTGCAGACTTCGCCGCCCTTGAAGTTTAGTGTTTCGCCAAAATAACCGTCAAATTGCCCTAAGGGGTTTGCCCCAGGATTGTGTAATATAAGAGCCATTTTATTTTCCTTGTTAATCTGCTATTCGTTATACGATATAGCGTGTCTTTCATCTTGATCTTACAAAAGTTCTTATTTCAATACTATATTATTACTATAAATCTAAATTATTTTATCCACTGTTTAATATTTTCTGCCATCTGTTCTTCTTTACCTGCTGGAGCGCCAATTTCTTGAACCATTTTCTTTAATTGTTTTGCGCGTTCATCATCTTCCGATTCAGGATTAGTAGCCTGTGGAGCTGGACTTTGTTGAGCTTGCGCAACTGCTGGAGCTGCCGCTTGTCTGACGTGCCCAACAACTTCATCAAACTGCTTTATAGTTGTTTCTAATGATTGAATTGATTTTTGAACATCCTCAATATCTGTTCCAATTATTGAATAAATTGGGTCGACAATTTTATTATGTTGATCATATTCATTATATAAACTTTGTTTTACGTTCTGATTAAATTTTTCAATATATTCTTCTGTTTCATCTGTTAGTTTGATTAAGTCATCTGTTATTTTATGAGACTCTTCGGTATCTTTATTATTGTCTTTACCAATACCAGCGATCATTCCACTATATTTATCAGCAGCTACTGATAGATATTTCAATATGCCCTGAAAACTAACTAAAAATGTTCGTTCTTGTTTTGCTGTTGGTATTTTGCTTATTAGATCATTTAATTGTTCTACTGTATCTTTGGCGTTAGCTGATATGCTAACTACATGAGGAGCTGTTTTTTCTACGGATGCTACTAATCCAGCAATTCCTCCGCCAGCCCAGGCACCAATCTTTGCGCCAACTAACGGACTACCAAAAAACGCACCAATAATTCCACCAACAATTCCGCCTACTGTTGCCCCTGTTACGGCGCCTTCGCCAACACCGAACCAGTCTTTGGCTTTATTTTTTACTTCATCCCAAAAATCAGCATTTTTTTTTAATGCTAGTTTTTCTATGCACGCGTCTGCAAGCACGCGTATATCTTCATTACCACAATTATCCATATCATTTGCAACACGAACTAATTGTAGTAGCAATTCTTTTTCAGCATATCGATGCATTGATTGAATACTATCATTTTGTTTCATAACAATATTACACATTATATTGTTTTGTTCATTGTTATTTTCTACAAGAGCATTTAGTCTATCATATGCTGGAGCAATTACAACTGGAGTTTTATGCGCGGCTTCCATTATATTATTTTCATATTCAATGGAATTATCTGGTTTAACACCATACAATGCTTCAATTACTTCAATAGTATCTGAACCCATTCGTGGAGCGGGACTTTTTTTGTATCGCTTCATTTTTGCAGATTCTTTTGGCTTATCCGATGGGGTTTTTACCTCATCCTCTGAAAGAGAGACTAATCCCTGCTCTTCTGCAATTTTGGCATAACTATCAAAAATATCACTATGTCGCATATTTATTCCTATAATATATTGCTAATTATGCAGTTATAGCCCTGCTGTCTGTTCCTATACTTGAGTTTTCTTTAACGCCGGCTGCTCGTAGAAAAGATCCAACTATCATAGAAACTATATCTATTTTTCTTTGATATGGTCTAGGCACTGATATAAACCCTAATCCGTTTGCAAGTTTATTTCTTTCTTCAAACTTATCTAACATTGACTGAAAAGCAGGAGAAGTTGTTAATAAATTTTCATATTTTTTCAATTGAGGGTACGCAGAAAATATCCAATTTTTTAATATGTTTTCAATATCTTCTATATTACCGTGTTCAATCCATATTGATGACATATTGTTTCTATGCATAGAAAATAAATCTGACGGTGCATCTGGCGATATCTGAATTAGCTTACCTGTATTCTGTGATGTTTCTTCTTTTTCAGAACCCTTACCAGAAACCAATTTACCGATTTCTGAAAGACCTATCATACCTATAACTGTTATTATTAACCACCCAACTATCCTAATTAAAACTCCTGCTATTTTACTTGTTATACTGGCAGTTTTAACTAAGTTTGAGTTGTATTCAATACTAAAAGATTTTAGCAAACCTTGACCTAACATCTCTTTTATTTTAGATTGATCTACGGTTCCAGTAAAATTAGCATTAACTGCATTTGCTGCAATATCATTGGCTTTTGTAGCGGTTGTATTAGGGTCTGCTTTTTTACCAGATGACAATATATCTTTTACAAAATCCACAACATCTGTTCCAACTGTATGCCAAAATCCTTGCCAATTAAATCCAAACGCTTTAGCAAGAGCATATAGTATTTTTAATTTGGTGCCACCAAGACTAAATATAAGACCATCAGTAAAAAGAGACATGACACCAGATATAGTAGGTTTATCTTTATTAAAAATTGATGATACATATGATTTCAAACTGCTAACTGGTGATGAAGCAGAACTATCTTGAGCAATGGCAATTTTACCATCTTCTTTTGTTAAAGACTCTATCAAAATAGTATCGGCTATATATTGCAGTTGGGGGCGCATTTATTTCCTAACGGCATTGTTTCGTAAAATATCTTCTATTCGTGATATCCAGTGTTGAGCCCAAGTAATCATTTCTTGTGCCCTTGATGCTTGATTGGTTAAATTTCCCGCACCATTAGAAAGTTGTACATATGTTTTACTTGCTAGTAATGTATTTAATAAATTATGAGTTACCTGTAATAATGGTATTAAATTATTCAACATTGCTAATGCTTTAGTATAATCTTTATCAGCATATGTATTTACGAAAGAATCTATATTTGTATTTATACTGAGCTGGAACCCACCTTGTTTTGCTTCTGGCGTTGCGACTATATACCATTTAGAGATAGAACTTAGTACCTGTTCTACTTGTGAGTTCATAATTCCCCATTTACTTTGATCAATTGCCGTTTGAAACGTAAAACCTATTTGACGAGCAAAATTATTCATTCGTTTAATATCTACATCATTAGTATCAACATCGAATGGTAATTCGAAACTATCAGAACCAGTATTTTGTTTCAGTACTTGTTGTGTTTCATATACGGCTTTTTGTACTGCTGAACCCTGACCTTGTTGAGATTGACCTTGTTCAGATTGATCTTGTTGAGCTGTTGGTTGACCTTGTTGTGTTGGTTGATTTTGTTTTGTTTCGCCTGTTGATTTAGCATCTTCTTCTGTTGCTAATCCTGCTTGTAAATCTTTATTTGCATCAGATATTAATCCATTAACATGTTGCATAAATAAATTATTATTACTATCTTTTGCTTGATTTTGTAAATCTTTTAGGAACTCTACTAATCCATCCTTCCACACGTATGCATTATTAAATTCTGTATATTGAACCGACTTATCTAATTGAAACTTATCATGTAATACAATTGGGTGGTTATTATACTTAACCTTATTATTGAGCATCCACATTGTTAGTTCATTAAGGTTTTGTGCGTTTCTTGAGAATAACTGAGCGCCTTCTGGAACTTCTATTGGTGAATAGCTTGTTTTGATGTTATTTAACAATTTTAATGCAACATCTTGCATTTGAGCAGGCGTAAAAGCTTGTTGCGGTGCTTGTTGCGCAATCTTTGGCTCTAATAATTTAGAGAACTCTTTTAGTATCTGTTCATCATATAAAAAAGTCATATTAGTATCCGGGCTCATTTGTTGCTGGGGTTTTAGTGTTAACCGCTTTTATTTTATTTTCTATTGTTTCAATTATCTTATTCATAGACTCTTTATCTGTTGGTTTTTTATGATCAACCATAATACCAGAGCTATCAACAAACTCTTTAAAATCTTGTGCTGTTGCAAGATTTCCTAATACTAGTGGAACTGTTCCTTGTTCGGGATGCATTGGATCTTTTGGAACCTGTATATTTAGAACTGGAACTTGTGATTGAGCAACGTTATATCCAACTAATGCTCTTGAATTAATTGGTTTCTTATTGAATGATGTCTCAAAAGCTTTTTGTTGATTTATATATGGAGCAAGTTGACTATTTTCACCAGTAGTTCCATTTACAAAACTTCCAAGTAGCATTTTTACTTTAGCTATATTTTTTGTTATAGTTGTAGCAGATTCATCTGGATTTTGATTTTGTTTAGGATCTTCTGGTATACTAGATTTTAATTCTTCTAAATCTTTATTTGTATAAACGTCTTGTTTTACATGTAGGTTAGCTAACATTTCTAACATCGCTTTTGTTATAGCATATAGATTTTTTAATGCATTATTTGTATACGGTCCCCAAGCACCATCTGGCTTATTAAGCCCTTTGCCGAATGTCTTTAGTGATTCTAATAGTTTTATTAAATCTGCTGATTTACCTGCTTGAGCACCTTGCACTGACATATCTGCCGTGCCAACCATATCTGATTTATTTACATGTCGGTTCATCATAGTTGTCAAAAATGAATCGCTACCATGTTCGTAGTTTTCTCCGTACTCCGCGCCGCGTTGACCTTTGTCTTGTTCACGATAGTCTGGCTTTTTATTAAACATTGGGTAATTCTTGAATGCACCATAGAGACTTTGAAGAGCAGTTTGCATTTCTTGAATTGACTGTGAACGAGGATATTGTGAAGTAGATTGTGTAGCGGGGGCAGGAGTAGCTGCTGGTGCTGCTTGTCCTTGTTGAGTTGGTCCAACAAAATCTGCTGGTACTTCTGACGGCTTAGTTCCTTCAAAATAATCTGGAATATTTTGAGGAGTATTTTGTGCTATTTTATTAATTTTATTTTTCATAATTAACCGAGTTTTGATTTGAAAGCATCTAATCTTTGTTTAACTTGACCCAATAAATCTGTATATTCTTTTGCAACAGGTTCTTTATTTTGAATAGATGAATATTGAGCCATCTTATCACCAACAGCTTGATTCATCTGATCTAACCAAGCTAATTGCGCAGCTTTATTAGTAGACTTACCATTATTAACTTGGCTTTCTAACTGAGTTATTAACGCCATCATTGATTGAAAATTTTCTGTTATGCTATCAGCTTGTGGATTTTGTTTTACTGATACATTATCTTTTGGCTCATCCTTATATTGTTCATCAACTAATTTAGATATAGCTGATTTTAATTTTGAAGTTGCACCATTTAAAATTCCAGATATTTTATCCCATAATTCATCAGTGCTAACTCCTTTATTTATTAAATCTGGTAAATAATTATGAAGTAAATTTGGATGTAGCCATTGTGATATGGCAGATACTCCGGATACGGCTTTATTGATTTCATCAGCTGACATATCTTTAATAGGCGTATTGACTAAGTTAGATATTAAAGACATTCTATCTCTTATATCAGATAATCTTATAGAACTTATTCCTCCTGATTTAACAATCATATTATATATTTTTTGTATATCTTCATTGGCAGAATTTATTAACTCTCGAATATTCATTGTATCTATTGTTTTTGGCATAGTGATGGATTGACCAAGTGCAATTTTACATTGCTCAACATATGATGCTAATTTTCCAGTTGGTTGTTTATTAACAATATCAACAATTTTTTTATGTTTAGATACAATAGTTTCAACATCACCATTATTATCTGATACATCTGAAACTATTTTATTATCACCATCTGGATGTGCTTGATCAACTAAATCTTCACCAGTTTCTTTGTGTGCTTGATATAAGTGAACACCAGCAGTTTTGTAATTAACAAACTTATTTTCTACTGACTCCGCGTATTTATTATGACCTTCAGCACGAAGTTTATTGCATAATTTTAATATTGTAGCTGTAAGCGAAGTATCTTCAGCTTGTACAAAAATAGGTTTTGATTGCTCTACTTCTTTGGATTGAAGATTGGCAATAGTTTCTAAATGTTTTATATCTTTTAATGTATATACCATATATCTGCTCCGATGGTGTAGGCTAATAATATGAGAAAATAATGGTAGATATCAATTATTTATTATAGCCATAAGAACTGAAGAGTTGATGACATTGGGGTAGGAGGAGCTGTAACTATAGCCATAGCTGGATAATTAGGAGCTGGTTGTCTGGTTGTTAGCAGCCCCAACTCACTAACGAATAAATTAGCGTTAACTTCATATATCTGATTTACCTCAAACATATTTGTTTCACCAATCAAACGACCGAACCAAACCGTTATACGCTGTGATGCGAACGTGCTATCGTCTCCAATTATATTTGGAATCTGATATGCATATCTAACATTTGTTTTAATTGCATTAGGTTCGCCTGTTCCTAATAAATCATAATTCAATAATGTACCAGCTGGGAATACTATTACGCCGTTTCTTGGAATCAATTGAACCTCAACCGGAATAGATATAAAACTATTTGGAACAACATTTGGATTATTGAGTTCCCATTTTATGTCAACTGGCGTAACGATTGTATTATTAGGCCCGGCTACACCGGTCGTTGGAATAACTATGGATTCGTCCCAAGCATTACTGGTAAATGCTTTTGTTTTCTGGTCATCTATGATACCAATGGGGGCGCTACCATTACTAACTGTTGCCATTACCTGATTACCAATAACTGTTAGTTGAGCTATCATTCCAGCTTCAAACTCTGCACTCGGATCAACCTGCCAACTATAAGGAAGTTGATTGCTTTCTTGAACTAATCTAAACATATTTCTGTTCCTTTCAATAACTATATATCACCAAAAATAAAACTCTAAATAGCAAAAAGCGAGGAAACCATAAAATTTCCTCGCTCTCCATATCTTTACTCCCTTAATTTTTATACTTCATCTTCAAAATCATTATTAAATTGCTTGAACATTTCTGCATAATTCACATCATCATCGCTATGATTTCTATCTATTGAAGTATCACTAAAATCGAATGGTTCGCTTTCTTCTATATCTATATGACAATTATCATCTCTATTTATATGAGATCCAGCATCTTCTTCTGTATCGAAGTGATCGTTTTTATCATCTTTATCTGCCCAGTGTCGATACCACTCATCTTCTTTTGTATTAGACTGATTACGATGTTGTGGGCATGTAGACCATTCTTCGCACTCATCACGAGAGTGCCCGTCCCAATAATGATTTTTATTCTCAGATTTATTATGATGCTTTACATCATTCTCGTCATCTTTCATACATATTGAACATACGCAATCATCACCATGACGAACATCATTTACATCCATACACATACTGCACATACAACCATCTGTATGGTCATTTCCATTATTTTGATCATCAGCATTGAAAACCCAACCTTTGTGTTTTAGGTTATCAACCATTTTTTCACCGGTTAATCCTTTTGTTGCCGAATCAGTTTTCTTTGATTTTGATGGCTTCTTTTTGGATTTACTTGGTTTAGATTTTTTCTTTGATTTTTTACCTGCTATTATTTCTAGTAATGTAGTTAGTGCTTCAGCTTCTTTGTTCATTCCAAGTTTATCAAACGTTTCTGCTGCATCACTGATATGATCAATTGCAGTCGCAAACTTATTTAAATCTTCTGCACGTTTCTCGATGGTATTACCAACGAGATGACTTGCCATTGATTCAGCTAACTCTGATGATATATCTTTTTTATTGAACATGTGTTCCGATTATTTAGAGGATTTCTTTGAATCTTTTTTATCTTCTTTTTTGGAATCTTTCTTTCCTTTACCTTGCATTTCACGCATTTTCTTCATGCGATCTTTCATATCCATTTTTTTATCAGATTTGGCTTTATCAGATTTCTTATCTGATTTCTTGTCTGATTTTTTATCAGACTTTGTTTTAGCCTTTGCTTTTGCTTCGACCATTAGTTTGTCAGCTATAAGCGCGCTGTACGAAGCTAATTTGTCAAAACCAAGAGTATCAAGATCTTCTGATGCTTGTAATAGCATAGCAACTACATCATCTTCTGATACAACTTCGTCAACTTCTGCTGAAGCGTTCTTTGTTAGAGCATTTTCAAGCTCAACTTCAACTTCAGTTGTTTTATCGTCTTCGGATACTTTTTTGAATGCCAGTTTTTCTAGTACTGAGGCGGATGAGAATAACTGCTTATTCTCATCACTATTTAATACTTTATCCATATCGGCAGCAATACTATTAGATAGATCTACGTTTTTCATTTGTTTATCCTTTTTACCGTTTAGTATTTTCTGCCTGAGAATGCGTTTTCTAGTTCATCTTGAAGACCTGACTCTGTTGATTGTTCAGAGAACATTTCTTCTGATTTGAGACCAACTACTGGCATGGCTTGTTTTTTCAATGATTTTGGTGCATGTTTTGCAATAACTCGTTTCATGCTTTCAAAACCCTCATCGTTCCATGTCATGATTTGATCAACTTGACCTGCGATAGCGGTTCGTTCATCTTCACATAGACCACGACGAACCATTTCGTTTGCTAGTTCATATGCACGACCTAGCTTGACTTTGTGAGCAGCAATTTCTTCTTGTGCTTTTGCTTTCATTGTTTCGGTTGTTAGAAGCTTAGCAAACTCTGAACCTTCTTTGCCAGCTTGACCCCAGTATTGTTTCCAGTATTTAACAACCTCTGAATCTAGACCTTGTGCAATTAGTGAATCAAGTTCTGCAACTTTAACTTTGCCTTCAGAGATTAGTTGATTTAGACGTTCAGCTTCTTTGCGAACTTTTGGTTCTGCGCGTGCTACTTCTAGATCTGCTTTTTGTTGTTCTGGCTTTGTTTCAACTAGACCAAGACTATCTGAAGGTTTGACATCAAGTTGTGTCTGACCATCGGTTAGTTTGTTGGCTTCATCTAGCATATCACTATGCTTCATAGATTCGACGGATTGAATCTCACCATCATCTTCTTTACCAGTTGCATCAGCAGCTAATTTTGCTCGGTAAGCTGTACGACCTTCTTTTGTTGTTAAATCGAATGCCATCTTTGTCTCCACTGCTTTTGCTCCATTTGGAACTGGCGCTCCAGCTGGAAGGTCAACCATTGTATCATTTTGATCGTCTGCGTCCATATCGAAGACTGGCTTATCTGCATCTTCATGCTCTTCACCATCATCACCATCTGTTGGAAGATCTAGATCTTCTAAACCAAGTTCGCCGTCATCATGCTCTGGATGATCCATGTGGTCATTTTTATCACCACGACCTGGAATTTCCCAAGACTCATCACCTGGTTGTGTTTTATCAAGTTTATCAGCTTGTTCAAACGTATCACCCATGAATGCATTGGTATCATCTGCATCAGACTTATCTTCGTCTTCTTCCTCTTCTTCTTTTTCAGCCTTGTCTTCTTTTTCGGCTTTTTCTTTAGAAGCTTTTTCCTTAGAGGCTTTTTCTTCTTTGTCTTTCTTTGCCTTTTTACGAGCATCATTCATATCCTCGTCTTCTGCAAAAGAGAACATTGATGCTTGTTTTGCTTCTTCAGCTCGTTTATTAAGACCAGCGACACCTTTTACGTATGAAGAGAATGATTTTAGAAGTACTTCTGCATCATTGCATGCTTTCTTTGCATCTGCAAAAGCATCTTCTACAACTGTATTAGCGTAATCTTTATTTGCTTCTGATAGATTTTCAACAATGCTTGCGATTAGTTTTAGTTCATCGTGATGATCTTTTAGTTCTGCAAGAGATTTCTTTGCACCTGAAAGAAGACCAGAATTTAATTCACGACGTGATTTGTACATTGGAGCAAGAACTTGACTTGCTGCTTTTGGCATAGCCTCTAAACCTTGTTCCATATCACCCATTTGTGATTGCTCACCTGTTAGTGAACGAACTGCTTCAAGTAAATCAGAAGCGTAATCGCGAACTTTTTCAGCTAATTTCATAGCTGTATCTTTTGGATCACCTTTACCACCTTGATCTTCTGGTTTAGCATCATCACCTGCTGGAGCCGCATCTGCTGGAGCAGCTGGAGCACCCATATCTGGCATTGCTGGAGCTGCACCTGCACCACCGGCATCTGCTGCACCTGGAGCACCACCTGGTGCTGCTACTGCTTGACCTTTTTTGTAAATTGCATTTGCTTGTTCAAAACCAACTGTTCTGATTTTTTCTAGCATTTTTGTGCCGAATTCTTTTGTTGCAACCATATCAAAAAGAACATCACTGCGACCCCCAGTTATTTCATTAACTGATGCTGTGAAAACTAGTTTTTCACCGTCTTCGTTCTTTGCGAACACCTGCCATGCACTATTACCAAGATCATTTGTTCCATCTGTTTTAGCAGTGCGAACGAAACGAGCCTTTAGCGATGCACGTTGTAGAAGCTTTTTACGAGCAAGTTCGTCTTTTTGATCAGCTGATAGAGGTGATGGATGTAGACCTTCTACATCGCCAACTCCTGGGAATGGTTTTTGTCCAACCATTTGCTTATCTTCTTTTTCACGAAGTTCGTATTCAAGGTTATCAACGGGATATTTTTGTTTACCTGGTGTTGGTTCGTTAACGCCACCGCCACCATTCCAATAAGCCTCTTTTGTTTTCATAACATTCTCCTTAGCCTTTTGTAGGGCAGCGTTGCGTCGTTCTGCACGAGCTAACATTTTTTTGCGTTCGAGCTCATCTTTTTGATCAGCTGACTCTGGGGAAGGATGAAGTCCATCAATGGCGCCAACTTCTGGGAATGGAGATTCGCCTTGCATATGCTTATCTTCCATACGAAGTTTCTCATTCGCTGGATCAACAGGATATTTCTTTTGACCTGGGGTTGGTTCGTTAACGCCACCGGCACCTTGGTAATAAGCTTCTTTTTTATTCATTGCATCCTTTGACATAGTATCCTCTTTGTTAGTTAATGTATGTAGTGCAGTTTCCATATTGTTAAGTCTTCCTTCTACCGAAGACATTAAATTCTTTACCTGATCTAATAATGTATTATTATTAGATGCGAATCGTTCTGGTAAATTTAATCCAAAAGATTCTTGATTTGTTTCATCGCTTGGGCTAGATTCCGTTCCGCATGATTGATGATCTGTTGCTGTATTTGTATCTGGCGCTTGAGCATACATCTTCTCAAGTTCGGCAATTTCTAGCTTTAATTTGTGATGTTCTGCCATAAGTTTGTCTAATTTTGCTTTTAACGCTGGTTTGCTAACTTCTTCACCAATCATTTGGTTAATTTTATTAGCAGGATCAATTTCTTCATTGATCATTTGATTTATTTTTTTTCCGCTTTCGTCAAGAGCATTATTAATTTCTTGTGCATGAGCAAGAATAGTACGTATCTTTGCTTGCGGATCTGCTCCATTAACTACAATGGAAAGCTCAATCGGTTGTAAATCAACGTTAATTTCACCATAACAAGACTTCGAGCGCATATGTGAACAAAAATCGTGTTCAGTACGAGCAACGGTTCCACAATCAGTACATATAGCTTTACCTACTGCGGTACCCATTGATACACTTGTTTTATATCCAGTTGATACACCGCGAGCTAATTCAGGATATGATATTTTATCTAATGCACATAACCCGATCACTCGTTTAAATGTACGATCATAATATGTATCTAAAATTACTCCACGAATTGCATCTACTTGACTTGATTTATGATCAACACATAATGGTTTACCAATCCATAATTTATAAGCTTTAAGCAATTCTTCTTCTGGAAAGATATCACCATTTGAGTTTTTCAGTGGGCGTACGTGCGCGTCTGAACATACCCATTTCCAACTATCACCTTTTTTCTCCCAGTGAGCTTTTACTTGTTCACCACGAGAATTAAGTTTTGCTGTTCCATCTGCGTTGACTAATGCAGCTTCAGCGCTATGTAGCATAACTGCTGAAAAATAAAGAAAATCATTTGCCTTCGGAGCAACTCTTCGAAGCTCGGTAGCAAACTTTTTAAATCTTTCATCAACTGACGGATCTGCAAACACTGATTCTTCTGATTGAATGCTAGAACCATCTAATGATGACAACTCTCCGATTTTAGTAAACATTTATTTTTTACTTTCTTTTGAGTTATTTTCCAATTCTTCTTTTTCCATTTCACTTAATACTTTTTTCAATTGTTGTTTAGCATTCTTCTCGTCAATCTTTGACGGTTCAACAATTGATATAGGCTGTAGATCACCGTTTTTTATAAACATTTTATTCCTATGTCTAAATTAAATAACTTATTATGCGCATATTTATGTAAAATTATTCCTATGAATTTATGGTATATGTAGAACAAGTTATTGTCATATCCCAGTGTTGCAACGGATTATAGGTGTAAACGGGTATAAACGGGTATGATGGGTTGATAGGTGTGAATGGTTGCCAAGGATTTACCGGCGTATACGGATACCATGGAACATACGGTATGAACTGATAACACCCTTGCTCTTGTGAGCAATCGCATTCTTTTGTATCAGGAGATAGGCTCTTATTGCACCTTGAACATATCCAGCCCTGTCTACAATTAGAATAATAATTAGAACAAGAACATAATTTTATAGGCACAGTACAACTCATATTTATTGCACCAGATTGATATCCACCACAAGTATTACAGTTTATAATGGAGGTCATATTATGAGTTGTCATTATTATTTACCTTTATTTCTTTGTTCTACCAGTTGAACTGATAGCGGTATTCTTTTTTCTACTTTTTCCTGTAATTCATCACTAACCGTATCTACCCAACTTCTTGCCAATATATTATTTTGTATATGATCTTTCATTCTATCTTCAATAATTTGATTTATTTGCGCTAATTCTTTTTTTATATTATCTATTGATTTTACTATTGTTGATCCAAAATCTTTGGATTCTAAATTAGAAAATACATCGGCAAACCTGTTTACTTGTTTTTCTATATCTGATATTGCAAGAACGAATGATTTACTTAATTTTACCATTTGAGAGTCGAATGAAAACGGCTGCATAAGAACGAAACACTTAAATGCTTGTCGTTTAAAATCATTAAAATTACTAACAGCCTTATCTCTATATCGTCTCAATGCGGCTCTTGCGGAAAATATTTGTTCAGTTGATATGCTTTGATTATCTTTAAATGGAGTATATATTAAATTGAGATGTTCTTCGCATGCTTTAAGCATTTTTAATAGATGATCTAAATGCATAACTATTTTAGTAGCCTTGTCTTTTTCGGCATTTGGTACCTCATAAGTTAGATCAACTGCATATATTTTGCGCTTATTCACCATAATTTTATACCTAAATAATAGTGCCAGATCCAATCATACTTGGACCGGCACCTGATATACCCTGCGTATTCTGGTCGAACTGACCAACCTGGGGGACATCAATATTTTCTACATTTAATGCATCGCTATCATCTAATCCACGATCTATTCGTGATGGATATTGAGTGCCAGCATCAGGATATGTATCAGCATAAGGAAACTCTCGAACACGGTAATCTTCATATGGGCTCCAGCTACCTTGTTGCCAAACATCTAATGAGTAATCATTATAGTTTGTTGGATATTCTCTTTCATTACTAACAATATCATATGCCGAGTTTATATCTTTATCTTTACACCCACATGACTGCGCTATTAATTTTTTATATAAATGAACTACTTTTGGATCAACACCAATGCCAAACCCATATTTTTTCGCTTCTTTCAATGCTTTACCACAAGACCAACCGTCATGTTCACAACGATACATAGCAATTGCAAGACCTGTTCTGTCGCGCCCCCATTGACAATGGATATAAGTTTTTTCACCATCTAATAGTTTTATTATATTATGATGTAAGAATCTCATTAATGATGATTTCTTACCAATATCTATTGGTAGCATAATATGCTTAATACCAAGCAATTTGGTTGCTCTATCAATTTTTTTCCCAGCATTTTCATCTAATGAAACAATTTTAGTTATTCCATATTTATGTTTGAGCCATGCCACATCTTTTATTGACGGGGCGGCACCGGCATATAAATTAGTATCTACTTTTCTAAAATTAGATATCATAGATTCTTTACTATTGAATTTAAAACACCTCTAATATATTGGGGTTCGTGTTCTAATAATATGTTTTTTAATAATGATATGCTCTGACCAATTGCTGATGATGCTGGGACTTTTTTTCCCGCAATTTGATATTCATTTATATAATATACTTTTCTTTTTAGCCCTTCAATAGCACGCGGTCGCTTGTTTTCTGATATACGCCTTAAAACAAACTTTAATAAATCAGCAAGATATTTTCCAGCAGTTTCAGCATCACCAAGGTTAATTGCGGACGCAGCTTTCTCCATCAACTCACTTTCATCTCTTATATTTTCTTTTGCTTTTTCTAATGCAATTTTTTCTGGTTCTTCATCGCCATCTATGACTGCTTGATCAAACGCTTTCTTAAATTCCTCCTGAAAACATTTTATTGTATCTTCATCTGAAGATTTTCGTAAATCTCTCATAATACTTGAGTAGCTGTCTTCTTTTGAGGCTTTCTTTTTCTTATGGTTCTTAAAATACTCAATTTGACGCAATCTCTCAACGGCTTCTACTTTTGTATCATATGTCCCCAATACTTTACCTTTTTCTGATAGTATCACCCACTTACCGTCTCTTTTTTTAATGTAAGCAACTTTGACTAATGTATCATTACAAAAGCCCTCAAACTCTTGTGCATATATAGCAATTTTGGATACATTAGTAATTGACATTATTGGCTCGCTAAAATTAGTTTTCTTATTGCCTTTGAGTCATCAACGCTCAAAAAGATATCTCCAAGCGAACCTTTGCCATTTACTTCTGTCATTGCCCTAATTTGAAAAAGATTTATATATACATAATTTTCTGATCTTAATGTTTTTGTTTTTGGATCAATATAATAACAATCAAAAATAACGAACCGATCTAATACATCAATTAATTTTCCGAATATACTACAATTTTTTGGAACTGAATAATCATCATAATTTATTGTCTCACTTTGATCACCAATATATATTTCTAATACCTTTCCTTTAAACTTAATAAGAAGTTCATCGGAAAACTTTCTTAAATCACCACTCAATACATTATATGATTCGAATGGATTTTCGATTTGCTGTGTATCGCTCATTATTTCCCTATTGCGAATTTAAGATGAAACTTCCTATAATTTATTTCCGCTAATTTTATATCTAATTCTTGATATGTTGGAGTGCCGTTTTGTATAATTTTTGTATCTATTTTTAGACTACCTATTTTTTTAGTTGCATATGAAAACACATCTGATATTGCTGAACACAACTCTTTTAGTACTAATTCACTTTTTTTACTATCTAAATCTAAATTACATTGTATTTGAACATCTTTACCATTCGTAAATATATTAGATTTTATATTTAACTCTTCTTTTAATGCTGATGATAGTATTCTTGCATATTCTAATTTAGAAGTAAAATCATTATCTGAACTAATTGATATTAGGTATGAACTATATTTAGTTATATCTGAATCTTGTTTTCCAGCAAAACTATCTAAGAAACTATTTATTTGATTCATCAATGGTATATTTTTTTCTGCTAACATTTGTGTTGGTGGTTGTGGAACGCCTTTTGATTTTTCAGATACATCTCCATTACCGGCAACTCTATTAAATTGAGAAAGCATTTTTTGGAACCCAGAAGATTTTTCCATACTCATTAATACATTAGTTAGATCACCAACGGTGATCTTACCATCTTTATTATAATCTAATAACGGATTAGCTTT